CGCCCCAATTAAACCTTCAGTTTAACAAACGGTTTGCGGACGGTGGTGAAGTTAGGCAAGACGAGCCATTCTTTGATGCTGCGTCAAGAACTTTTGTGGATGTTATGACGGGTCGGCGCGAGCCTATTACGGGAAAAGACTTCACGGCCAAGGAGCAGATGGCCATGATGGATGCGGTAAAAAAAAGTCAGGCGAGAGGCGGTAAGGGCCGCGTAGATTATCAGGATTACCCAACAGGCAATGAGATCGGTCCGGGGTACGTGGACATTAGGAATACGCTGGGTGGTTTTCAGTACAAGCAGATGCCCGATGGCAGCACTGTAATTACAGACAGGTACGATTTCCACGGACCGCGGGTCGCGGAGTACGAGAAGATGGGTACGGGCGAAAAGGTTGTGAAGTCTGCAGCCAATGCTTTGACGGAATTTGTGAAGAATGGTTTTAGCCCCCGGGATTTGGCGGGTGAGTTGGGCAGGGCTTGGGTTGGAAGTAAGGGCCCAGAAGTCAATATTCGTATTCCTGTCAATCGTGCAGACGGCAGTCCTGAAGAGGGCGAGCGTTTGACCCCGCAGCAGATAGAACGGCTCGCGGCTCAAGAAGCAGCGGAGCGGGAAGCGGCAAGTACTCCGGCGTTTATTGCACAGAAGTCTGGTATTGGTCGCAAGGAAGGCAACATTTCTAAGGCGTTGAAGTCTGGCGAAGGTCAGAAAGAGTTCCTTAAAGGCATGACCAACGTACCGCAGAATATTTTGGGTGCGCCTGTTGATCTTGCAACGATGGCAATGCGTCCTTTTGGCTACGATGTTGAGAAGCCGTTCATGGGCAGTGAGTATCTGAAGGAAAAATCACGGGCCGCGGGCCTAGGATTTAAGCCTTCTGAAGATCCAACCCTAGCCGGCTTCTATGGTGCTGGTGATTTAGGTAGTAACCTTGTCAATCCTGCAGGCGTAACCCGTGCGGGTGTGCAGGCAGCAGGAAAGACGGGCGAAGCGGCAAAAATGTTGGCCAAGGATTTTCAGCAATACAACCAAGAGTTAGCAGTTCCCGGTGCTTCGTATGCAATCCGCAACCGTGGCACACCGTTTTTAAATACTCCCGCTGAGATTAATAGAAATGGAAAAGTCACACGTGAAGCGATGGGTGAAGCGGATGACTACGCAGATTGGTTATCCCGTACTTTTGCCCATGGGCAGCCAGCATTAAAAACTTGGCTAAGGGATAAAGTAGGGGCATATTTGCGCCGTGACTTTGGAACTGAAAGCGACCAAATGGTTCAAGCTGCGGACCAAGGCAAAAAACTGCACTTTATGTCGCCTAAGTTGACAGAAAACGTACCGCATCAACTAAATGAATACATTGATATTTCTCGGGAACTTGAAGGATTTCCAAAGAGCGGTTTTGCAAAGACGCCTCAGGGGCAAAAGGTAGAAGAAGTTGTTGACTCTACAATTTATCCGCTTCAATTGCAGGACATTGGTATGACACACAAGGTCCCAAAAAGCATGACGCAGTTTGTGGGAACTAATCCTGAGATGCGTGTAAGTCAAATGGGGCCTATTGACGAAAACCTGAAGTTTGACGAGTTGGCGCAGGCGATGGAAAAGATGTTTAAGGAAAAAGAATTTAAGGCGTATGGAGAAAGTGTTCCAATGCCCAAAGACTACATCCTGACAGAAGAGACTTTGAAGGGTTTGACCCCTGCGCAAGCGTCTAATCGCGTGGCCAACAAAATGGAATGGGTCGAGAGAAAACGTGGTGAGTTAGCAGGCGTTGCAATTTCCAAAGATCCTCAGATCGTAAGCCACAATTATGACAACGGTAGCAAGTGGATTAGCCCCGGCGATTTAGCAAACAATCCAAATCATGCAGAAATGGTCAAGGACATTGGTTGTTCTGGAGGTTGGTGCACGGACAAAGACACGTTTGCAATGGACTACGGTTCGGGAGAAAACCGACTGAACATCTTGCTTGACAAGAAGTTTGAGCCCCGTGTTCAACTTACGGTCAATAGCCCTCCAGTAAGTGTTCGTGAATTTATTCTAGCTAATCCACACTTGCCAGAAATTGATGCAATAGCTCAAAACAGGACGATCACGTCCCGAGAAGTAGACCAATTAATTAAGGCTATGCCAGAGTATTTGGATTTTGTAAAACAAAACCAAGGTGTAAAACGCATCACCGAAATCAAAGGGCAGTTTAACAATGCTGATTTGAGAAATTCTCCATACCTTAAACAAGTTCAGGATTTTGTAAAACGTCAAGGCCCTGATTTGCTAAACGTGCATAACTTAGAGGGAATTAACATGGTGGATGCGCGGGTAGAACTTGCAAAAAAGAATACTGAAGACTACATGAAAAAGTTTAAGAATGGCTATATAGACAAACTACGGGAACTCAACGGTAATTCTTTTTACGTGGACGAGGGAGAACTTCCGGGCTTGCTTAAAAAGGTAGAAGAATATACGCCGCCTAATGCAGCGCGGGCAATTCAGATGAATCTCTTTCAAACCAAGGCCACTGGGGGTATGATCGAGCGCCAGCCCAACGATAACCGTAGATATCTGTAAGGACACAGTATGCCAATTGAAAAGAACGTAACCATCGACGACTTGCCTGAGGGCGATGTCGCCATTGAGATGGAAGATGAGTTGCCCTCGGATATTGACATTGAGTTTGATGCAGAAACTGGTGCGGTAGTTATCAATATTGGTGCAGAAGACGATGATGTTGCCTATGACAGCAACTTAGCCGAGGTCATTGAGCCTGATGTCTTGCAGCTTATCTCGTCTGACTTGATGTCTTTATTTGATGCTGACAAATCTTCCCGCAAAGAGTGGGAAGAGCAGTACAGCAAGGGCATGAAGATGCTGGGCTTCACGTTTGAAGAACGTACCAAGCCATTTAAGGGCGCGTGCGGCGTGCAGCACCCACTTTTGACAGAGAGTATTGTTCAGTTCCAAGCCCAAGCGCTCAAGGAATTGATGCCCGCGGGCGGCCCTGTGCGCACGCAAGTACTGGGCAAGGAGACACGTGAGAAGTTAATGCAGGCGGACCGCGTGCGTGACTTCATGAACTACCAAATCACCACAGTGATGGAAGAGTACACACCTGACTTTGATCAGTTGCTGTTCTATGTTGGCTTTGGTGGCTCGGCATTCAAGAAGGTCTATTACGACGAGGCCAAGGGCCGCATGGTAAGCGCTTTGGTGCTGCCAGATAACCTGTATATCCCGTACACCGGCTCATCTGTGATGAGCGAATGCCAGCGGATCACGCACCGCGTGCCGATGTCCACCAACGATTACCGCAAAGCAGTAATCCGTGGTCAGTACTTGGATACAGCGCAGATGACAACGGCCGCAGAGACAGGCCAGAGCATCATCAAGAAGGAAACAGACCGCACTACGGGTGTTGATCCTACTGGTGTGGAAGAAGAGATCTGTTTGCTTGAGTTCTTGGTTGATTTGGACATCCGCGGCTTTGAGCACAAGGATGAAGACGGCGAAGAGACGGGTATCAAGCTGCCTTACATCGTTACGATTGATGAAATCTCTCAGTCTGTTGTAGGTGTGCGCCGTAACTGGAAAGAGGGCGATCCTCTGTTTGCGCGCAAGCAGTACTATGTGCATTACTTGCTAGTTCAAGGCCCCGGTGCTTATGGTTTGGGCTTCTTGCACTTGGTTGGAGGTCTCACAAAGACAGCTACATCTGCATTGCAGCAATTGGTGGACGCTGGAACGCTGGCTAACCTGCCTGCGGGCTTTAAAGCCAAGGGTGCGCGCATTGCAAACGACGATACCCCTCTGTCACCGGGCGAGTTCCGCGATATGGACGCTGGTGGTGCAGAGTTGTCTGCATCCTTGCTGCCATTGCCATACAAAGAGCCAAGCCAGACCTTGTTTGCGCTCCTAGGTTTCTGCGTAGATGCTGGCCGCCGTTTGGCAAGCATTACCGACATGCAAGTTGGTGACAGCAACCAGAATGCTGCTGTTGGAACGACGATTGCATTGCTTGAAAAAGGCAGTGCGGTGATGTCTGCGATTCACAAGCGTTTGCATTACAGCCAGCGCATGGAATTTCAATTGCTGGCCAAAGGTTTTGCAGACTATTTGCCTGCTGAGTACCCATACGATGTGCCCGGCGAGAGCCGCAAGATCAAGGCGCGTGACTTTGATGACCGCATCGATGTATTGCCTGTCTCTGACCCCAACATCTTCTCTGTTGCCCAGCGTATCACAATGGCTCAGACGCAGTTGCAATTGGCTCAGAGCGCACCGCAGATGCACAACATGTATGAGGCCTATCGCCGCATGTATGAAGCCATTGGTGTGCGTGATATTGACCAGATTTTGAACACTCAAAACGTGGACAAGCCAAAGGATCCTGCAAGCGAGAACGCACAGGCGCTGGACGGCTCACCGTTAAAGGCTTTTGCTGGTCAGCAACACGATGCGCACATCTTGGCGCACATCTTGTTTGGTATGAACCCAATGATGCAGGGTATGCCAAACGTTGCGGTCAATATGCAGAAGCATATCTTTGAGCACATCCGTTTGAAGGCCGAAGAAGAAGTGGAAGCCGAGTTGTTCCAGCAATATGGAACCGATCCAGACGGCATGATCTCTGCGTTGCAGCGTGAAGCAATGGTTGCAATCAAGGTTGCGCAGGGCTATCAGGAAGTCAAGGCGTTGGCAGTGCAATTGCAGGGCCCACAGGACGATCCTTTGATTAAATTGAAGGAACAAGAGCTTTCTCAGAGCGCTCAACGCGATCAAGCCAAGCTTCAGATGGATCAACAGCGTATTGGCCTTGATCAACAGAAGGAACAGAACGATGTTCAGTTCGATTCTGCTCGTTTAGCCCTGCAACAACAGGCTGCTGCACAGAAGAATTCGCAAGATGCCATACGAAATGCCCAACAAGGAGCAAAAAATGCAAACCAAAGCAACAAAAACGCCTAAAAAAGCGCCCAAAGAAATGTCTGGGTCACCAAAAAGTGTAAAAACACCACAAAATGACCCACGTGTGACGTATGTTTACCGAAAAGATGCATTTAAGAAGGTAAAAATAGCGTAATAGTGTGCATAATGCACACGTAACCTTCGGACAGGGGTCTATCTGTCTGCTTCATTGGAGTTATCCATGCTTGAATTTGCAGAGAAAGTCATATTTGCCATTCGCAGGCTTGAAAACGAGACTAAAGACTTCGTTAGCAGCGGCAATGTCAAGTCGATGGAGCAGTACAAACATTTGATGGGCCGGTTAGAGGGTTATGCGTTTGTTCAGGAGTCCATACAGGACGTTTTGAACAAGAACTCTGATCAATAAAGGACCAAACAGATGGAAATGACTGCATTAGAGAAACGATGGGCTGAGGAAGCGGTTGAAAAAGCCGCCGCTGAAGCCTCTGCTCTTGAGGCTGCCAAGATTGAAGAGGCAGAAGAAGAGCAGCGCATCGAAAACATCAAGGAACACCTTCCACAGCCTACAGGTTGGCGGATTGTTGTGTTGCCCTACAGAGGCGCTAAGAAAACCAAGGGCGGCATTGAACTAGCCGAAGAAACCTTGGAACGACAGCAACTCACTACCACTTGTGCATACGTTTTGGCCGTTGGCCCACTCGCTTACAAAGACACCGACAAGTTCCCGGACGGTCCTTGGTGTAAAGAAGGCGATTGGATCATTTTTGGCCGTTACGCGGGCGCACGTATGGGCATTGATGGCGGAGAGATCCGTATTCTCAATGATGACGAGATTCTGGCCCGCATCAGCGATCCAGATGACATTCTGCACATGTAAGGAAGCATATGACACAAGTAATGAACGATTCGCAACTTGAGTTTGACCTTGGAGAAGGTGAAAAAGCCACAGACGTGAGCTTTGACCGTCCTGAGGGCGATGAGAGTCCTGCCGCACCTGAGCAAGAAACAAAGATCTTCCAAAAGCCTGAACAGGAGTCTGCTCCTAAAAACGAGTTGGATGAGATCAGTGAGGGTGTTCAAAAACGCATCTCTAAACTTACTGCGCGCATGCGCGAGGCCGAGCGCCGTGAGCAGGCAGCCCTTGAGTACGCCAAAGGCTTGCAGAACCAAACACAAACTTTGCAGCAAAAGCTTGTACAGACTGATTACAGCCGCCTGAACGAAGCCAAGACACGTCTGGAAACGCAGCAAACCCAGTTGCGCCAGATCATTGCCAAGGCACGTGAAGAAAACGACATCAACACTGAATTGGAAGCGCAAGAGCGTCTTTCTGCATTAGGCGGAGAGCAGCGTCAAGTGGCGGGTTGGTTGCAGACACAGCAGGAAGCTGTACAGCAGCAGAGTTACCAGCAAGCGCAACCAGCGCCAGCACCTGTGCAACAACGTGCACAGCCTAATCCTCAAGCAGAGGAGTGGGCAGAGAGAAATTCTTGGTTTGGCCAAGACCGCGTTATGACGTATGCTGCGTGGGGCATACACCAAACACTTGTTGAACAAGAAGGTGTTGACCCAAACTCCGAGGAGTACTATACTGAACTTGACAAACGTGTTCGTGATACATTTCCGAGCAAGTTTAAAGAAGAAACCAGACAACAGCGTTCCGCGCCTGCTGTTGCCCCTGCCGCCCGTAGTTCGGGAATAAATAGTGCGCGCCGTACTGTCCGGCTTTCGCCGAGTCAGGTTGCTATAGCAAAAAAACTGGGCGTTCCTCTTGAAGAGTATGCCAAGTATGTTAAGGAGTGAAACAATGACTAAAGTTACTATCGACAAAGCCCCCCGCGCAACCCGCGATACGGAAAAGCGTCGCCGTCCTTGGACCCCTCCTTCACGTCTTGACGCGCCACCTGCCCCCGAAGGGTTTAAGCATCGTTGGATCCGTGCCGAAGTAAACGGTCAATTAGACAAAGCAAACGTCTACAGTCGTCTTCGTGAGGGCTATGAACTAGTCCGTCTCGAAGAGCTGCCCGAAGAATACCAAGGCATGATGCCTACCGTTGATGACGGTAAGCATGCTGGAGTTGTTTCTGTAGGTGGACTTTTGCTTGCAAGAGTTCCTGATGAGACGATTGCAGAGCGCAACGAGTATTACCGCCGTAAGGCTCAGGAACAGTTACACGCTGTTGACAACGAGATGATGCGAGAAAACGCTCACTCTACAATGCGGATCCAGAGCCCCGAGAGGAGCTCGCGCACTTCATTCCGTCAGCCGTAAGGTTGATTCTTTAATTTTTGTAGGAGCTACAAATGGCAAACGTTAATAAGCCTTTTGGCCTGCGTCCCGTTGGTAACCTGTCTGCTACTGGAGCCCAGAAGCAGTATGGCTATCAAATTCAGGATAACCATTCCGGAGCAATTTATCAAGGCGATTTAGTCGTCGTATATGACGGTTACATCATTAAGTATGACCCAGCTACACACACTGCCCCAACAGGCGTGTTCAACGGCTGCCAATACTATGACCCAACCCGTGCGGGCAAGCCCACATGGAAAAACTTCTACCCCGGTAGCGTCAACATTGACCAAGGCATTATTGCTTGTGAAGTGTTGGATGACCCATCACAATTGTTCTTGGTGCAAGCCGACGGTGCAATTACTCAAGCCAATATTGGCAAAAACGCTGATCCTACTGCTTCCACTGGTGGTAGCACAACGACTGGTGTTTCTGCTGGTTCTTTGTACTCTGCCTCTATCGCAAAAACACAAGCCTTGACTTTCAAGATTGTTGGTTTAAGCGATCAGCCCGATAACGCGTTAGGTCTCTACGCAGTTGTTGTTGTTAAACTTAATCAGCATCAGTACGGTAGCGTCGGTGTTGCATCTGACGGAGCATAATCATGGCTATTACACGTTCCCAACTGGTAAAAGAACTTGAGCCCGGCCTGAACGCATTGTTCGGCTTAGAGTACAAGCGTTACGAAAACGAGCACGAAGAAATCTTCTCAATCGAGACTTCTGACCGTGCATTTGAAGAAGAGGTCATGTTGACTGGCTTCGGTCAAGCCCCGGTGAAAACCGAGGGTGCCGGTGTTCAGTACGACACAGCACTGGAATCCTTCACAGCCCGCTACACACACGAAACCATCGCTATGGCTTTCGCGTTGACAGAGGAAGCCGTGGAAGATAACTTGTATGACCGCTTGTCAGGTCGTTACACCAAAGCTATGGCTCGTTCAATGAGCTTCACAAAGCAAGTAAAAGCTGCTTCTGTGTTGAACAACGGTTTCACTGGCGGCAACTATGCCGGCGGCGACGGCGTTGCATTGTTCGCAACCGATCACCCAACTGCCTTGGCTCAGAACTACGCTAACACTCCCGCAGTGCCAGCAGATCTGAACGAGACATCGTTGGAGCAGGCTTTGATCGACATCGCCGCGTTCATCGACGAGCGTGGTTTGAAGGTCGCTTTGACTGGTCGCAAGATGATTGTTCCTAAGGAACTGCAGTTCACTGCAGAGCGCCTGATGAAGAGCACTT